TGTGGCTCTGTCGTCATCATCCCCTCCAACAGCCCCGGAAAGATTGCTGGTATCCACGTGGCCGGAGTTCGCACCATTTCCGACAACCGCGTTTATGGTGTGGGCGCGCTCGTGTCGCGCGAACTCATCGCCGAACTGATTGCGCTCTCCACGTACACTACCGGCATCACCGGCCAGGGTCCCGTTCCTGTCGAGTTTGACCCGTCACCGCTCCAGAAGGTTCCCACTGGCATGTTCGAGCCGGTTGGCACAATCATTGGCCATTCTGGTGGCCTGCCCACAAAGTCTCGCCTCGTTCCGTCCGTTCTGTTTGATGACCCCATGCTGGCTGACATCGACTATGAGCCCGCAGTTCTTGGCGATCCCATGGATGAGCGCCGTCAAGGTCGCTCAGTTATCGACATCATCCTCAAGGGCGTCTCGAAGGGAGGTGAACCCACCGTCCTCTTTGACCAGAAGCACATGGACATTGCGGCTGCGGATGTTGCGTTCCAACTCAACGAGCGCATTCCCCCCAAGTGCGAGGCGCGAATTCTCACCATGGCTGAGGTCATCAACATGTCCGAAGCCTTTCCCAATGTGTCCAGTCTACCCGTGGACACCTCCGAAGGGTTCCCTTGGATCCGCGATCGGCCTCTTGGCGAGAAGGACAAGTCTTGGATGTTTTCTGACGGCATCAACGAGCCTCGTAAGATCATCTTTCAGCCTCTAATCGATGAGCTGCGTAAGCAAAACGAAATGCTCCGCAATGGCGTTTGTCCCAACTACGTCTGGTCGTACAATCCGAAAGATGAGTTGCGTGAGAAGAGGAAGATTGAAGCCCTGTCAACTCGCGTCATTTGCGCAGCCCCTGTCGACCACACCATCATGATGAAGATCTTCTTCGGGGCCTACAATTCCCACTGCCAGGGTTCCCAGCGCGACAGCTTCTCAGCCATCGGCATCAACATGTTCTCTGAGGATTGGGACTTCATGATCAACTCTCTTCTCGAGAAGTCCGATGTTGGGTTCGACGGTGACTACGCCAAGTTCGAGCGAATCTTCGGAGCCCAAATGGCAGAGGCCATCCTCGAGGTCGTTGAGGATTGGTATCGCCGCCACGGTAAGCCCAC